ATGGCTTGCTATCATCCTTTAGTGGCTTACGAACATACATTTTTAAAAACTGAAAACAACAAAGCCGTGATAAAATTTCAAAAACCAGAACAGGATGAAATATACTGCGGATACTGGAAGACGGTTGAACTGCCTTGCGGAACTTGTGACGGGTGCAAGCTTGAGCACGCTAAAAACTGGGCAATAAGATGTATGTTAGAAGCAAAACTATATAAACACAATTATTTTATAACACTAACATATGCGGAAGAAAATGTACCAACAATCGCATATACAGACATATCCGACAAAGACAATTATCAATACTGTGAAGAATTAACCTTATGCAAAAGAGACTTCCAATTATTTATGAAAAGATTACGAAAATTTTATAAAAAAAAATACAAATGGGACAATATACGTTTCTTTGCATGCGGTGAATATGGAGACAGGACAGGCAGACCACATTATCATGCAATAATATTTAATCTGCCGATAAATGACCTAAAGCCGTATTTTATAAACGAACTACATCAGCAGATATATCAAAGCGAAACAATATCTAATATCTGGGGGCTTGGGCTTGTAACAATTGGTGAAGTAACATATGAAAGCGCAGGATATGTAGCAAGATACACATTGAAGAAAAGAACAAAACAAGAAACAATAGACAAACAAGGCGAAAAAGAATTTACATTGATGTCACGTAAACCAGGCATTGCACAAAAATATTACACAGACAATGTTGAAAAGATATATAAAAACGATGAAATCATAATTAGTACAAGTCTGGATTATGTTCTGAAATCAAAACCACCAAGATACTTTGATAAACTATATGACATAGACAACGAAGAAGACCTATACAACAAAAAACAAGAAAGAAGAAAAAAAGCACAGGAAAAGAGAGACTATCAGCAAAAACACACTACCAATAGACCAGACGAATTATTAAAGATTGCAGAAAGGAAAAAACAGCAGTCTACAAAAGCCTTGAACAGGCAATTAAAAGACATATAGTAAATTATTGCTTATCTTCCCTGCTCTGCTCAACATGCTTTCTCAATATCTCACAAATCAAAACATTAGTCGAAACATCATTCAAAACAGCCTCAATCTTAAGTTTTTTATACAAATCAGTATCAATCCTTAAAGTAGTTTGTGTCATAAAAAAACCCCATTTCTAAAATCAAAAAATTACCATTTCAAATCAGTGAAATCAGTGATATCATAAAATCAGTGATACAAAGGTTTCACTGATTTTTTATTTAGCGAAATAAAAAAGGGGTATTCTCTACCCTGCTATAAGGAGTGATTACATGAATAGAGAAAAAATGAAAAAAAATTTGGACGAAAAAATTTTTAGACGAACAGCTTCGTCCGTAAAGGCAATTAACATTACACCAAAAATCATGCGAGGAGGTACAAGGCTTTGAAAATATGCGAAATTACAACTAAAACAGAAGAAAAATTCACACTCTATGATGTAACAGAATTTGCAGAAAATAAAGAGTGGTACAGTATCAGAACAAGAGACGGCTATAAAAAAAATATCAAAAAAGAAAATGTAACAAAAATTAAAACATACAATGAATAGGAGTAAAAACAATGAAAAAAATCTTATATGCAATTAAGGACACAAAATCAGAATTTTTGCACGTAGCAACAGCAATTAATGAAAACATCGCAAAAAGACAGTACAAAATGTTAATTGACGACAAGGAAAGCGAAATTGGGGCATTTCCAAGCGATTTTGAACTATGGAAGGTAGGTACATATGAAACCGCAACAGGCGAAATAAAGCCAGATTTAGAACTCTTGGCGACTGCTGCAACAATCAATCTTAAGAAAGGAGTTGAATAATTTGTTTTATACGAGAACAAAAAAGAGACCGACCGAGCCAACAGCTTCGGGAGAAAAAGAACGAAACACTTACTCTATAAAAATGTCAGAGTTTGGACACAAAGAAGTGTACCAGAGCGGCAAAACAAATCAGTATGAGAAAACACAGGAAGCCGCCGAGGGTACAAAAATTAAAAATATAGTGAAAAGATTTTCACTTGGTGATACAGAAGCACTCAACAAAGCGCATGGTATGTATCTGGATATGACAGAACTACCAGAAAACCTTGCAGAAGCACAGCAATCAATTCAGCAGATTGAAAACATATTTAATCTCTTACCGATAGAAACAAGAGCAGAATATAACCACAACGCAAGTGAATTTATATCTGACTTTGGCTCAGAAAAGTTTATCAAAGCAATCATGCCGAAAACAAAGCCTAAAATGCCAGAACCGGTAAAAACTAAAACAGAAAAGAAAGGCGGCGATGAAAATAATTAAAAGCGGTATTATTAAAATTATCTTTAAAGCTTTTCTTGCTTTCCTTGAGGTACTAATTGATTTACTGCAGGAAGAAGCAGGAAACGGCGAAGAAGCAGAAAACAGCGAAGAAGCAGGAAACGGCGAAGAAACAGAAACAGACACGCAAAACAAAATAGAAAAATTTATATTTCCTATGGAGTATTTGCGGATTACGCAGGACGAAAACAGCGCACCAAGCCATATTGACAGCTACGCGATTGACTTCGGCGGCAAAGACGGCGAACAAGATATTCTATACGCACCTTGCGAAATGATATGTAAACGCATAAGAGAAAATGCAAACGGCGAGCAGTATTGGGAAAGCACAAAGCCAGTATTGTTTGCCGACGGGACAACCGATTACGCGCACATGCTATTTATACACGACAACAACACATTCAACAACGAGGTCGGCGATATAATCCAGCAGGGCAACGCATTTTACAAAGAAGGCGGAATGTACCAAGGCAACCCAACACACTATGCAAATCACGTACACATTGAAGCAGGCAAAGGGAAATGGAATAATTGCATGCAGTTTCAGAACGATAAAGGAACTTGGGTATCAGAGAATATTTATACACTATCCTCCCTGTTTTGGTTGCATAAAAATACAAAGATTCTAGACGCAAAAAACCACAAATTTAAATTTGAAAATTAAATTTGGTGTCACTCGGCACAATATAAATCAAGTAATAATATTGTGCCGAGTTTATATCTTTTAATTTTCAAAAAATCAAAAGGAGTTTTTATGAATAGAAATACACAAAACCATTTTGCTACATTACCAAATGTAGACATCAGCAGGTCAAGATTTAAAAGACCATTTACGCATAAAACCACTTTTAACACAGGCGACATTATACCGCTTATGTTACAGGAAATATTACCAGGTGATACAGTTACAATGGATATGGGCGCAGCAATACGTATGTCAACACCTATTTATCCTGTAATGGATAATGCATTCTTTGATTATTATTTCTTCTTTGTTCCAAATAGACTCACTTGGGAACACTGGGAAGAATTCATGGGCGAAAATAAGCAAACAGCATGGGAACAGAAGACAGAATACGAAATTCCACAGATTAAAGCACCTGAAGGCGGTTGGGCTAAAGGTACAATCGCGGATCACATGGGTATTCCAACAAAAGTAGAAAATATTTCAGTCTCTGCACTGCCTTTCAGAGCATATGGGTTAATTTACAATGAATGGTTCAGAGACCAGAACTTAAAAGACCCTTGTATGGTAAATACAGACGATACAACACAGACAGGCTCAAACAGTGGAGATTATGTAATAAATACACAACTTGGTGCATTACCATGTAAAGCAGCAAAATATCATGACTATTTCACATCAGCATTACCAGAACCACAGAAAGGACCAGACGTACTACTGCCACAGGGACTAACAGCACCTGTTAAAACAAGTAGCGAATATGCAGTTACACCAGAAGAAGTTGAAACATTACCAAGCTTAAGGTGGGCAGGACGTGGAGATGACGGTGTGACAACATATACTGGTTCAAGAAGATTGGTAGCTTATGGACAAGGAGCCACAGACTACACAATGGAAGGTGTGACATATCTTGCAGGAGTTGGCGACTCAACAGAAGACGGGCAGTACTTCCCTATTAACTTACAAGCGGATTTGTCAATGGCAACAGGCGCAACAATCAATCAGTTGAGACAGGCTTTCGCAGTTCAGAAATTCTACGAAAAACAGGCACGCGGCGGCTCACGTTACAGAGAGACAATCAGACAAATGTTTGGAGTATCTTCACCAGACGCACGAATGCAAATTCCAGAATACCTCGGCGGGCACAGACAGCCAATCAATATTGACCAGGTATTGCAGACATCAGCAACAGACACAACATCACCACAGGGTAACACTGCGGCTTACTCACTCACCAACATCAGAGACAGTGTATTTACGAAATCTTTTGTTGAACATGGTTATTTGATGTGTTTGGGTGTAGTAAGAACATACCACACATACCAACAGGGCATTGACGCTCACTGGAGTAGAAAAACATTGTTTGACTTCTACTTCCCTGTTTTCGCAAATCTGGGAGAACAGCCAATTTATAACAAAGAAATTTACGCAACAGGCACAGAAACAGACGAAGAAGTGTTTGGCTACCAAGAAGCATGGGCGCCATACAGATATGCACCAGCACGAGTTTCGGGCGCGTTCAGAAGCAATTATGAACAGACTTTGGATAGTTGGCATTATGCAGACTATTACGAAGAACAGCCAATATTATCTAGCGACTGGATTGACGAAACAAGAGCAAATGTAAACAGAACAATAGCAGTACAGGACGAATTAGAAGACCAGTTCATAGGTGACTTCTATTTTGCAGGCGACTGGGTTAGACCTTTGCCAATATATTCTATACCAGGACTTATTGACCACCATTAAGGGGGTGAGAATATGACAAGAGGCGGCACATTTGGCAATCCGCAAAGACCAGATATAGATGTTAGCGGAACAATATCAGGGTACAGCAATTTAAACCCGGCAGCACAGGCTAATGCAATTGCACAACAGGCAACTGCGGCGGCACAGCTTTTTAATTCACAACAGGCTGAAAGACAAATGCAGTATCAGACAATGAGTGCAGAAAAAGCAATGCAATTTAACGCAGAAGAAGCTGAAAAAAACAGAAAATGGCAAGAAATGATGTCAAACACAGCTTACCAAAGAGCAGTAGCAGACCTTAAGAAAGCAGGACTAAATCCTATCCTTGCATATCAGCAGGGCGGCGCATCAATGGGCAGTGGCTCAACTGCCCAAGGTGTAGCAATGTCGGGTGCAAGCGGTCAGACATCAGCGGCGCAAACTTTCAAAGGCGACTGGGCAGAAAGTATTTTTTCAATGCTTGCAATGACAGCAATGACGGCACTAAACAATATATTTGGGGGCGAACGTTAGTAGCAGAAAACCAGCCGCAACAAATTTAAAATGGGAGTTTGTATAACTCCCATTTAATTTTTGCTAGTTTTGTCCTACGCGGACGGCGAAGGCACGTAATTAAAAGAAAAATATAAACTGGCTAATACGTCTTAAAAAACTGAAAATAATAAACCGACTATATGTCGCTACGCTCCTAAACAATTAAAGAAAAAAAAGGGGGGGGGCAC